CTCTCTCCCCATACAATGTACCCGTCATCCGGACGGGACCGAGCATCTGAAGGAGATGCAAATGAATATCAGCAAGGATGAGTCAATCATCACCCAAGTGGCTGCGAAGATCGCAGCCGATCTGGTGCCAGACGCCGGAGATATCAACATGAATATTGCCAACTGGCACGCAGCGTTTGAGGCTGTGCTGGAAGGAATCAAGGACGCCCACAGTGTGGCTCCCACTCAGGCAATCACTGGTGCGTTCCCCGGTGCCACCATCACCTCCGGTCCTGCACCTCAGGCTCAGGCTCCGACGAACATGACGGTGCAGGTCAAGGGTACCCAGCACGGTCCGCTGCCCGACTGGCTGCTCGCCGAGTGTGCCGCCAACGGAGTCACCTCCGTGTGGGACAACCGTGACGGGCTGGCAATCAACCCGAAGCGTCCGTGGTTCAAGGCTGCCGACGGCACCAAGAACCAGCGTGGTGACGACATGGCGTTCTGGCCTCCCCGGAACTGACAATGGACTCATCCCTCCTAGCGGAGAGATGGGCGATGGTGGAGCGGGGCGAATCAATCGCCCCGCTCCAATCGTCTAACGGCTCCAATCATGACAAGCCCACACTGTACCGTCCGCTGTCAGACGCCATCCCGGACTATGTGCATTGGGCGCAGCACCCAGACGAACGCATCTACTTCGGATTCAACGACCTAGACATGCAGGTCAGGGGCGTAGCCCCATCCGAGATGTGTCTAATCAACGGGTTCTCACACTCAGGCAAGACTCTGTTCCTGTTGCAGATTCTGGTAGCCAACCGTGACAAGGTAGTTATCTACTTCTGTCCGGATGAGCCACGCACGCTGACGCTAATCAAGTTGGCGTGTCTGGTTCACAAGGTGAAGGGCCGTGAACTGGAAGAAGGCATCGCCAACAACGACCCGAACGCAATCAAGATGCTGGAACAAACAGCCCGTGAATGGTTCCCAAACCTAGCGGTGTTCGACCAGTTCATGAATCTCTCCGACATGGAGAAGTCATTGATTGAAGTGGACAAGTATCTGGGGCAGCCACGCCTGATGGTGTTCGACTATCTAGAGTTACTGTCATCGGGCGACGAGACTGTGCCTGCCAAAGCGAACACAATCAAAGCGTTCGGCAAGCGGCACAACATCCCGTTGATTGTGCTGCACCAATCGTCACGCACCTCCGGTGCTGACGGCAAGAAGCAGACCATCTCGTCCGGTGCGTTCGGTGGCGAACAGCAGGCATCACACATCGTAGGTGTGCGCCGCAAGAAGTTTGAAATCGAATCACAGATCAGAGATATCATTGAGAAACTGGACAAGTCCACCGCCAGCGAACGCCTGCTGGAACGGCTGGACATGCTGAGATACGACCTGCAACTGCATGAGAACACGGTGACAATCAACCTTGTCAAGTGCAAGCGGCAGGACGCACAACTGTTAGACGACATGGACTACGAGATTGAGGCAGGCACGGGACGCCTGCTTCGAATCAACGGGTTCGCCCAATCACCTAGCGAAACCGCTACGTCGGCATCTACAACCGACGACTCGCAACTAGCGGTGGATGCTTAGTGGGACGACTTCTAAAAACCAAACCCAGCACAGGAGGAAACTATGCTGATGACACCTGATACCACAACAACTGTAGACGCCTTCGTGAGATTGTTCCGTGGTCGTGGCGACGCCTACGGCCACGACGAGGGACGTTGCGTCAAGGCCAAGATCGAACGTGAACATTGGGTCGATCACCTGAACGGCACTGAAGGCATGGGTGTGTACCCTGCCGTCCCCACACCCGACGGACCCAAGTGTGTGTGGGGTTGCACCGATATCGACGTAGAGGATTACAGCCAAGCGCTGCTGCTTCAATCAACGTTGTATCAAGCAGCCATCGTGTCGTGGATAGAACGGTCCCGGTCCAAGGGCTACCATGTGTGGATCTTTGTTGACCGCCCCATCGACGCTGGCGTGATGCGCAACATGCAGTTGGTCGCCCACCAAGTGTGCGACCTGCCACCCAAAGAAGTCAACCCGAAGCAGACCGACGTATCGCTAACCAAGTACGGCAACTATGTGCGGCTTCCGTATCTGGGCGGCATCGACTACACCCCTGAGCGTCGTGTCATCCTTGATATCAACGGCGCTCCGATGCCGCTAGTTGATTTCGTGCGGGAAGCAACACGGAATATCAACACGCCGGATATCATCCGTCGTGTTGCATCCATGTACCAGCCGCCAGCAGAACCACCCCAGACAATCAACATGTCTGACCCGTCCGCCGACCTGTCATCCAGCCTGCGTCAAATCAACGGGCTGGGCTACGTCGTGTGGCGTGACGGCCCTCTACAGGGATACGACCGCAGCAACACGCTGATGAAACTTGCACACCTGTGCTACGAATCCGGCATGACCGCATCCCAAGCACAGATGGTGGTGCGTGACGCCGACCGCAGGTGGGGCAAGTTCCACGGTCGTGAAGATTGCGACGAGCAGATCGGCAAAATTATCCGAAGGGCATACGAATGAAACCACCATACGACGACGGGATATTCAACCGTGAACTAGAGATTGGTCGTGCGCATGAAGTGATTGTGGGTGAAGCGTTGCTCGCCAACAAAATCAAATGCACGTTCCGAACAGAAGCATTAGATGAAGAAGATGCTTCACTCACATATGAGCAACGCAGAAAGAAATACAGAAACGAGAAAGATATCATTCTTCCCAGCGGGGATATCATCGAAGTCAAATCAAGAAACCTAGATTTCGATGATGACCCCGACAACTTTCCGTATCCGACAGTGTTTGTTGAGACTGTTTCCAGTTGGAAGGGACACGACCCAACCCCACTAGCGGTGGTCCACATCAGCCAAATCACCGGAGATATGCTGGTAACCATGGGCTATGATGAGCCGAACTGGACAATTGAAAAGAAGTATGATCGTGTCCGCAGCATCCATGACACATGGTACATGGCAGACCGCAATCATCTAGAAACATTCGACTTCCTAGTAGGGTACATCAAAGGTAATGCCACGCAGAAAAAGTAACAAGCGGCCATTCACATTCATCGTTGACCAACGGCCAACAGTGAAAGGACGGCCACGCCTTGGACGGCGAGGCCGTGTGTTCACACCTGCACGCACCCTAGAAGCAGAAGCATACATCGCAGAAACCTACACGAAACTCAGAGGCCCGTACTATGACGGGCCAGTAATGATTGAAGCAATCTTCCGCACCACCGAAACAGAAGTAACCATCACCCCACTGGATGGGGAACACACATCCAAACTACGGGGAGACACCGACAACTATCTAAAGTTGTTGTTAGACGGACTGAACACGGTGGCATTTGAAGATGATAAGTGCGTCATGATTGTGCGTGGCGAGAAGCGATGAACCCCATTGACCTTGTAGCCGCCACACCATCCTCCGACATAGAGGAACTGATGATGGTGGAAGGTGAGGTCAATCATGCGCCTACAGATTGGGTGGCAATCGAACAGATTGCCGACGCCATCGACAAGATGGAACAGCCATACAAAGCGTTGATACGCATGGTGTTCTACGACAAGTATACTTACAATCAGATCACAGAAATCATGGGGTACTCATCGAAGAGTGTCACATGGTACAATGTGCAGAAGGGAATCAGGCTTCTGAAAGAAGCCATCATCAACCTACCTAACATCAAGGAAAAATATGTTGACGGGGAATAAATTTATGTTAGCCAGCGAAATCAAAACTTGGAACGACGCAGCCAGATACGAACTAGAGTTCCACGAACGCAACGCCATGCACGCATCAGACTTCTCCATCGATTCAATCCGCACCCGTGGGCCACGGCTGATCGAACAGGCGCAACGTGAGAATCTGAACCAGCCCGGAGCGGAATGGCGGCTAGGTCACTACATGATCAGCACCGGCACGCTTGCGTGCCGTGCACTGAAAGACAGAGGCGAATGGGATATCGACCAGATGGTCGATCTGCTGTGCTCCAAGCAGCACGACTACGGGCAAGGCAACATCCTTGCGTTCGGCATCCTAGGGATCGCTGTTCGCATGTCCGACAAGATCGAACGAATCAAGAACCTGAGCCGAACAATCTCTAGTGACCCGACACCCCGCAACGAATCATTCAACGACACGCTGATGGATATTGTTGGCTATGCTGTTGTGACCGGCATGTTGATCGCCAATCATTTCACTCTGGAATTAGCAGATGAATAAGAAAGAAGTTCAAGAACTAGAAGCAACACTGGAAGAATTGAAAGTGGAAGTGGAACGGCACGGCTTGCCACGCAAACACCTGCTGGATATTCACAACGCAATCAGATCGTGCCGTGCCATAGCGGAAGCAAAGAGCAGAAAATGACAGAGAACTTCGACCCCAGAGAAATCAAAGACATCGGAGAAATGTTAGACATCGCTCAACGCAAAATTGAAAACGGCTACGAACTTGGATTTCAAATCTCAGAATACGACGCCGAAATGCTGGTGTCCTTGTGGGATGACGCCACCTCCGGTGACACCGCAGCGGTCTACATGCTGATGGCAGAGATGGGCAAACTGATCGAAGCCCTACATGAAGTCATCTGGAACGACGAGCCTGAGTAGCCCAACCGGCAGAGGCGGCGCACTCAAACTGCGTACAGTGTGGGTTCGACTCCCACCTCAGGCACAATGGCAATAGGCAGCGCACCGGAACCCGGACGCCAATTCCGCACAGGCACTGACAACATCTACTACGAGTGGGTTGTAGACGGCCAACTGTTACCTTTGATGACAGGCGAAGCCGTCATCGTTTACATTCCCGGCAGGCCAGACAATCATCTGCC